GTAATTGCGGCTGCAACACCCAGGCCTATTACCGTAGCGGTCATTCCCCCGAATATTCCCATCATTAATTTTGCTTTACCAAGCCCAGAAAATAACGTTGTAATACCAATTATACTTTTTAAACTTGCCGCCATGGCGCCGACACCCAAAAGAATAGGAGGAACCGCCAGGGCAATAGCGCCAAACCCGATCGCCATTTTAGTAACGCCGGGGTGATGGCTTGCAAAATCTGATATCCTATCAACCAATGACGAAACTCTATCCAGAGCACGAGAAGCCCAATCCAATAGCCCCGAATTAGCAATTTTAATTTGAAAATTCTGAAACGAGGCACCGACCATTGCGAGTTTTCCGTTAAAACCCTTCATGCGTTTATCCGAAAGTTCGCCAACAACATCACCAACGTTTTCCAGTTCTGTTTTATATTTGGACAACGAAGATGAACCGCCTCTGAGCAGGGCTACCATTACCGGACCTGCCTTATTGCCAAAAATACCAAGGATGTCTGCGGCTGTTGCGTTGTGTTTGCTTAAAACATCAACTGTATTGGTAAGCGACTTTAATTTATTATTACTATCCAATAAATCTGATTGACGAATACCAAGTCGGTTAAATCCATGAATAGCCGCCGAAGTGGGTTTTGTCAAATCCGCAAATATTTTTTTTAATCCGGTTGTGGCCCTCTCCGCACCAACGCCATTTTCATCAAGAGATCGATAGACTGCTGATAATTCGGTTAAATTTATCCCTAATGTGTTCGCCTCGGGTCCAAGGTACGAAATATTTTCGGTTAGTTTATCGAAAGCATTGCCTGTAGAAATAGCGGTTTTAAGCAGCATATTATGCACGTTGGGTATTTTGTCGGCAGTAATACCGTAAGCATCTACAACCGACTCGGAGGCCTCTACGGCTTTTGCAACGTCAATGTGAGCCCCCCGCGAAAGTTTCAACACATGGGATTGTAGTAACATTGCATCATTTAATTTAAAACCCTGGCGTGTCAATTCTTCAACAGCACTTGCTGCCTCATTAGCCCCGAAGCCTATTTTTGCAAACCCCAACGAATTTTTAGATAACGTTGCTATCTGTGAATCGGTGGCTCCGGAAAGAACCTTAACATCACCCAATTTTTCCTGAAAATTGCCTGCAGCCTTCAGAGACATTGCGCCAAATAAACCCGCGGCAGCGCTGACAGCGGATGTGGCCATCAATCCCTTTTTTATTTTGTCAATGCGGGATTCTACACCACCGAGAGTTTTTTGAAAATGTCCAGCCACCGAAGAAAAACGGTCTGTCAATGATATCACTGCTTTTATAGTTGGCGTGGACATTTAAAGTAATTGTCTCCAAAACATCAGATCTTTTAATGTTAATTTTTTGATTTCACTTGGTTGCCAATGAAACCGATATGCAAACTGGCCTATAATTTCCGGCCAGTCTATTGGCCACCCGATAAAAAACTTGCAACGTGCTCACATGCAAGTGTAAAATCTCGAGCCGACATTTTCCGAATTACAGTTTCTGGCTGCCCGGACAATTTTGATACCGAAGAAACATACGCTCCCCATTTTTCAGGCTGTACCGGCAATTCCATAATATCAGCCACCGTAATTTCGTCCTGTAATTCGATCTCGTCGATTTTTACGCTACCCAATTCAATACATTTATCCAGTTTTAGCAACATTACGAAACCTCCTCACACGATTTCCCCTCAAACCGTACCGGGATCTTTCCTTCGTTTGCGTTCGCAGCTCCGTCGCCGGCATACCAACTATTGCGCAAAACAACCATTTTACCATTACCCAATTCGAGGGTGATGGTGTCATCGTCCGCTGCATACAAATCTGCCATATCTAACGTACTATTATCGACGATCTCGCCCTCGATGTATGGCGTGACCGTAGTCTCTTTATAACCGAGGTTACGGCCATCCTCCGACATTACCGATTCGCGTTTTGCCGACGGCCCCAGTAAATAGGTAAACGCTCCACTCGCGTCAAGAAGACGTCCATTCCGTTTAAGTGAAATTTTTCCGGCAACTCTATTCATAATTTTAACCTCGCTTTACTTTTTAAAAAGAATTGTGGTTGAAGAACAGAAAAATTGACTGATCAGGTTACTCGGCAATGTCCAGACGAGCCTAGTTCTGTCTGCAGTATCACGAATGCATTTAACTTCAGCCTTGAATAATTCGACGTTTGTAGCCAAACCCTTATCCTCAACCATCCGACGATACCATGCAACCGCCTCGGCTTTGCCGATTTTTGGAGTAATAATACTCTGATTGGTGGGTAACCGATCGCCGTCGTCCGCCAGTTTTGCACGCGGATATTTTGTCGATATCATGGTTCGAAAATCGTACCTCTGGTACATTAAATTGAACCGATCCTCCACCTGCAGCCAGGTGGGATCGTCTGCACCAGCATCATTTTTCTGGTTCATCGTAATAATTCGCAATGTCCGAACGACTCCACCATCATCCACCCGGGTAACGGAGATACCATCCCAAAGCAATATTTCAAGTTCTGCATCGGTCAATCGATCAACAGCAGTAGCAGGCATGATGCCATATAGTGGCAAATCCTTTACAGGTCGCGCGGGGTCTATCGCTGCTTCAAACGCAACCTGAGCCGCGAGCGCCGCTGCTTTGAGACAGGCCATTTTGGGTTCTTTGTATGATTCTACTACACATACAAATTTACTGTTTCTGCCATTCCCGAAAGATGTCAACTCGCCCTGTGTCCCACGTTTGCCGGTAAAATAAATTCCATCTTTCATTTTGTCGTAGGAATCCCGGGCCGAGAGTTCCGCCTCGATCGCTGTGAGGTTGGTCGCATCGTTATACGGGCCGACCATTTCCTGATACCAGGTCTGCCCTATCAAATCTAACACATCATCAAATGCTGGATTAGTGGCGCCGCTTGTCATCGCCGTTATTGTACATCCAATTCCCGTCGGAAGTTCTTCGCCGGAATTGTAATTGAGCCTGATATTAATGTCGTTACCGTGTTCCCCATCGTTTTTCGCTGTTACGGTGACGGTAACAGTATCTACGGTTGCGGTTACCGGTAGATATGCATTAGCGTTTATGGCTGCCCCTACTGCTGTAGCAAGCGCCGACGCTGCCATTGTGCTGGTTACTGCTACAGGCAAACGTACGCCATTGATGTACAATGCAAAAACCCCCGCAGCGGTTGCCGGCCCCGTAAACGCAAGGCTACCCGCGGCAGGTACTCCAGCCGTTGCATCTTTCAGACCGACAACATGCAGTTCTGTTTTTTTGTTGTTTGCAAGAAAAGATTCCACCATCAAACCAACAACAGAGCCTTTACCAAAATACTGGTATGCAACATCCTTGCTGGTTATGATAAACGGCCCCACTCCTGCGACTGCAACATCGTATTTCGTTCCTGCAGCCAGCATACCGCCAAATAACAACGCTTTATGCCTCAAAATCGAGGTACCTACCTGAGCCTGCGAACCATCAAACTCTATCGCATGCAAAGGAAATCTTGTGTCATTAGGAATTGTCATCGTTTACCTCTTTCTTTTTCATTGAAATTATGGATTCCACATCTCCATCAGCGAGACGACGCCGCCAAAATGTATTGTTGTCAACATCGCCTCCATCTGGGGACATAATCATTGCCGGGTTCCCGGGATATCGGATAATCATATCCTTTTTAGGTCTTACTTTTAAAACATTCATTCGATTAACTCCTTAATTGCACTACGTCAACAGCATCGGGAACAGTATCGTTATTTATTTCGTAATTTGCTTTACCACTTACAAACTCCGCGATATCCGTCTCTGGTGTCGGAGATTCGGTATGGTAGACAGTGTCAAACATTAATTTTAATGAGCCGACCGTCATAGAATTAATCTGAAAAATATTCATTTCGCAACCGGTATAAATCAATTGCCCGTCAATATTTCTGTCGTTTTCCGGTGTTGGATCTTCAACTTCCGGATCGTATAAATTGTCCTGATTCGCGAAAAGAATATTTTCCACTTCCAGTGCAATGGAATCCAAATAATCATCTATCAAATCCGTTGCACTGATTGATCCAAGAATGTCAATGATAATTTTTGGCTTTCTTTCATAGACAATCGGTTGACAAAGAACCGTTGCCTCTTCCGTAACCATGTATATACAAATTGCAGGTAATTCCGGTAACCAGAACGGCGTTGGTCTGTTTGCAAAGACATTTAATCCACACGATGTGGGATATTCCATATCAGAATTCTGATATGTCAATATCTTTTTCAACACATTGCGGATTATTGTTCTTTTATGGGTTGCCATAATTACCGTTTTGTTAAAAACAAATCGATTATTCCGGTACCATCGGGTTCTGACTTGGATATCGAATATGTTATTGCCCCGATTTTTATCATATCCCCATTCTGTACTTCGTTTCTTAATCCGGTGTCTGAAATTGTTATTTTTGGCTGTGTTGTCGAAATAGTTGAATTTCCGTCGTCGAGATCGAGAAAATTAGAATCAAATATTGCTTTGATTGGATACCGATATCCATTTCTTTCAATATACTCGACCGTTTTCGCAAACTCCTCGGTTCGCAAAAATGTTTCTGTATTGTCAATTTTTATTTGATCTCTTAAATTCATAACTTACAGTTTGCTCGTTAAAAATTTAACTATTTCGTAAATGATAGCAACGCCAAAAACGCCGCTGATTCCTATCAATCTTTTTTGCCACGATTCCAACAATCGTATCCGCTCGCCCATACCGGGCTGATCGGGAGTCCCCACAACGGCATCATAAATTTTTAATGTTAGTCTATGACTATCTTGGACTAAGTCCGTTAAATTTTTATGGTCTGTACAATTTTGGCGCTCGTTCATTTGTTGTTCCGTTTATACTTTTTTGTTTTTACGGTATCGGCAGAAATAATTGAGACGGGAATTTCTACCTCTGGAAATTCTTCGACGATCCCTTCAGCGTGGCCCTGGTCAATAAGACGCCGGCCTTCGGAATTGCTACATACAAACTCTGTTCCACGTTTGTATGTAACATTAAGGCCGGCGATACATTTCAATGCTCGTATTTTCATGATCACCTTTATTTTATTATGCTACAACCTGGATGCACATAAAACTTTTTGGTTCATGCAATGCTAACATCGGACTCGATTGTATCAACTGATTGAGTTGAGTCCTGGAGTCATTGGGAAATATTTTCGGAAAAATACGATACGCTTGCAATCCGGCGTCCAGATCAAGTATTGCCCCATAATGCCGGGCGTTTCTGGTACGCGAGCCGTCAACCCCGATAATCACACATTTGGCCGGAACCATCGGTTTTTCTACCGGTACCGCAGGGTCTGTCCAATCATCCAGATAGAGTTCGTCATACGTCCAAAGATTTACTCCCTCGACATTACCGTAAAAAGTGGCCCCTTCCGGAGTATCCTTGCGCTCTATAGCACCAACATTCAAACGTAACAAGTCAAGCAGTGCTTTTACTTTGGTGTGGGACAAGAATTCTTTCCACGCTTCGGGAGAAAAAACCACATCGCGGGGCGTGTATCCGGTTTCGACAAAGATTTTTACCTTCCAGGTTTTTATATTGTCAATCGGATCGCTCGCTGCGTTTGACCATAATGCAGTATCTGTCAATACCAACGTGTGGTCATCGGGCATACCAAAATCGATCTGTGTTCCCGCCGGGTATCCTTCTCCGACGATAGGTAGTATACCGGTGCTGATCAACTGAGCGGCCATTAACTCTTCTTTACGAGTCAGCATTGTGTCGAACTCGTTGAGATCCTTTGCCAACAAATCCATGGCCCGCTGTTCGAGACTTTTATTGTTTGACTCATAAAGAGTTTTTCCGAATTCTTTATTTTCAAACACCTCATTAGCGCTTGCAATTCCAACCACTTTTACATAAGGAGGTTGAAATGTTTTGGTAACATATCCCTGCCGTTCAAGCAGTTTTCCCGGCATCCTGGAGTGTACGAAAGGCGGGATCCTTCTGGTTCCATCGAAAATATCGATGTCCACATTTTTGGTAAAACTCTGTTCTACTTTGACGAAAAACAGATTTAACAAAAATGTAAGCGCAGGCTTTTTATTTTCCAGCGCTGCCAACATTGTCCTTGTTTTGAAAATATCTGATATTGACATGATTAAAAAACTCCTTATGCTTTAATAGCTGAACGTAAAATAAAACCGGCAGCTTCCAAAGAAGTCCGGAAGGTTTCGACGGTGTCGCCCGATTTAACGGCGACGAGTTTGTCTTTGTTGAATTCGCCTTCAGCGTAAACCACACACTTTTTTATTGCCGATGTCGCGTCTACTGCTTCAACCAGTATGGCGCATGCTTCTGCCGATCCGTCGATTGCATCACTCTGAGCGGCTTTTACATACCCGCTTCCGGCTGCAACGGTAATATCAAATCCCTCGCCGACAATAAAATCTTGCGAGCCGTCCGATATCGTGAAGTTCAGGTGGTCGCCTGAATATGCAACCGCAACTGTAGCATCGGCGAGCGCTTGCCCATTAGGATCAATAACAGAAAATGTACCGGCATTGCTTGCCGCGGCAATACACCGCAATTTGTAAATACCCACCTTGGCACTTTTGCCAATTGTTGGTGCGGTTCCTATAGTACCGGTGTTTGACGCGTTGCCTCCCGCTTTGGCGGCCGCCGAAGCTGCTCCACGTAAAACCTTACCCAGTATAGTGAGAGCAGCGCGATTTTCTCCGACAGCCAAAGTGGCCTCTTTGGTCACAGGGTATTTCTGATATCCTGCAAGGCCATTCTCATAAGTAAACGTTCCTAATGTATCCATTACCTACCTCCCTTATTCATGGCAGAAGCAATACCGTCTGCATACTCTGCATCGAGTTTCTCTTCTGTTTCTTCTGTGGTTATCGGGACACTGTTTCCAACATTGAAAAGAGCGGTTGTGGTTTCATGTCCTGCTTTTTTTCTTGCAGCCAACAATCTTTCGTTTTCTGAAGATTGTGCTTCCAAAACCAGTATTGCAATCTTTTCTTTGCTCATGTCCGGTTTGTATTTGTTTTCGGCTATGAGCGCATCGTAACCGACGACTTTGAGACTATCGATGGCCTGAAGACGTGTGCGTTCTGTGGCCACACCTTCTGCAACACCCTCATTGCGCACCCTTGCAAACAATTCGGGATGCTGCGCTTTAAACAATTCATAATCCATAGAGGTTACCCCTTTCGTGGGTTGGTTTAAAATCGGATATTTTTTTTCATTAAGTAAATTAATTACATCCTCTAAATTTGATACTTGATCGGCCATGCCGGCATCAACAGCAAAACTTCCAAGTAAAACACCGCCTTTTCCAAAATCGTTTAAAACGGTTTCGGTCGTAACACCCATATTGCGGGAAATTTTATTTATAAAAATATCTGTCATGTTGTCAACCAATATCTGTATTTTTGCTTTGCCGCTCTCGGTGCCGGCATCGAGTCGTTTGTCGGGCGATTTCGAAGAAACGATTTCATAGGTTTTAATACCGTTTTTTTCATCCTGTGCGTCGGTATTTTTTTGTGCCATTATCACACCAATGCTGCCTACTATAGCAGTATCCGAGACATATCTCTTTTCCGCTGCCGTAAAAATCCAGTAAGCAGCTGACGAAGCCTGACCATACGTATATGCGACTATAGTTTTTTTACTTCTTGCATTATAAACCATGTCTGCAAACTCGGATACTCCAGTTGCCTCTCCGCCCGGGCTGTCAATATTAAACAAAACAGCTTTTATATTAGGGTTATTTACCGCCTCGGTAAAATCTTTCGCCAAAACTTCAATGGATGTGACGCCGGATACATTTGAGAATAAATTTGCCCGTGGAAAAATTGGCCCAACTATATCAATAATTGCAACGCCGTCTCGATTTTCCGCTTTGTATGTTTTGGGCACGGGTTGACCTGTTTTCGATTTAATTGCATCGATATTAATTTCACGCGATGCTATTCCGATAATTGTTTCAAGCATTTCCGGAACAATCGCGAAGATATGAGAGAAAATCCATGATATTGGATTAGTCAGCATTGGTTTTATCTCCATTGTTCGTGTCGTCGTTTGGATCAATTTGTTTGCCGGAATCCGCAGCGGTATTTACCGGCTGTTGAAATACATTACCGATTCCATTTTTTTCCAGCATTTTTTTCTCACGCCCCAGGGCAGACGCGGTTTGACCAAAATCGTCACCGCTTATCGCCGCAACCTCTTTGGCGCGAGTTGACAAACTGTTATTGATTCTTATTACCGCCGCATCCGTTTCTTTCGTGGGATCGAGTTGTCCCTGACCCGGCCCATTCCACTCTGATCCACACCAACTTTTTTTTATCAGTGGATCTTTGAAAAATCCCGGCGCTTTTATGCGTCCAATTAAAATTCCCTCGGTCAAAAATTCCTGAAGAATTGGCCGGCAGATTTTATTTTTCAAATGTGATCGCTCAGTATTAAAAAATTTCCACGCCTCAAGAAGCGCTCCTCTGGATGCGGAATACGACGACGTGAAAAGAAGCATTATCAGTTCCGACGGAACTCCCGTCGCGGCGCCTATCTGTCTGGTTATCGCATTAAAAAATGGCTCGAAAGCCTGATTGGGTCTATTAGGCGCGATAGATTGTACCTGCTCCCCCGGATTTAACCCTATCATGTTACCGGGACCTAATTCACAAACGCTTTGATCTGAGGCATTAGTTGTTGGATTTGTTATTTTATCGGACTCGGTTATACCACCATCGAGTAAATTGTCGGTCAATTGTGGAGATGTTATCGCAACGGTAAAAAACGATGATACCACTGCTGCAGTGAGTTCTGAATCGGACAATCGGGTGAGCTGTTTTAATTCCTTGGTGACGGTTGCCAGTAATGCGACACCTCGTCGCTGCCCCGGGCGCTCGGTTTCAAATCTGTGCAGTACATTCCTTCGACGACATCCATCTGTATCCGAATAGATGCAAATTCTTTCCCATTTTGTGGGGCGAATCAAACCCCCGGGATGTTTGTTTGCAAAATGATACGCAATAACACGTCCGGTGTTTGGATCGATTTCTACTCCTCCCGCAAGTGTTTCCGTATCCGGCACCAAGTTTGGGTTGCAACAATAATCCGCTTCTATGATTTTCAATCGCAGATTATACGGAATGTCGGAATCTTCGTCGTCACACATTACAATAAAACAATCTCCGGACAGTGCCACAGACAAGACTACCAGAGCTTGGATTTCGTAAAAATTCAGGATATGAGTCAAATCACAATACTCGGATTCCGCCCACAAATTAAACTCGCTCTCGGTATTGTGTTCCCATGTCTCAGCTTCCTCGTCAGAAATACCAAGCGTTTCACGATTTATTCGAGATTGGAATTTTAACCCATAGCCAACCACATTTGTTTTTAAACGTCGTAGTGTTGCTACAGCCACCGGGGAACTCATAAAAAGGTCGCGAGCACCAGCCCGAATATCTCCCTGCTTCGAATTTATATCAACATCAGGAGAATTAGAAGACGCCATGGCCCCCCGCATACTCGTTCGCGGGGAACCATAGGTCACATAACCAGCATCAGAAAGGAATTGATTTGTTATTCTGCATCGTATCCGCTCTGCAGCGGCCTTGGGACTCACATAATTAACCACCTTGTCAAGTAGATTAAGCCGTATTGGCGATATGGTTTTTTTGGTCTTCACGCAGTAAACATAACCAATGTTTTTTAGTTGCGCAACATGTTTTTATTTACAGTACGATAGAGTACACTTTGGTACCATAGGATACATTTTAGTACCATACAGTACGATAGAGTACCATAGAATACATTTTAGTACCATACAGTACGATATTGTACTAAATGGGAATTTAGAAAATATTTTGCTTAAACACATGATTTAACCAATGATAACCGGGCATTTTGGTTGTAATTTGTGCCGGTTTCATTGAATTTCAGAACTGTGTGATTATCGCAGAAGATTTATAATTCGAATACCAATAATAGTCCGGGTTATATATCTCTGATAAGCACCCTCGAACATCGTACCCCGGAACGCCCGGTTGTCAAGGAAATTTCCTTCTGATCCAACCATTCCAACGTAGTTTTCACATCATTAATATCGTTGCGCGTTAGTGTGCGCGTGCCGATACTATACGACTTTCCGGTGCTCAATGCTAATAGTGCCGCTTTCCATTGAACCTTTTGCTCTTGAATCTCTGCCAATGTAAAAATACTCATACTGTAACTCCTTGTGAAATTATTCTACGAACAGGCCTCTTGTTTACAGCGCGATAATCGGACGAAAATACCCGCTGTTCCGAAGCCATTAATTCTAAATTCGGATTTAATATCTGAAGCGCTGCCAGGGCATAAACACCACAATCAAGCGCCTCGTTTCGTTTCCCGCTTGGTAAAACCCACTCTAACCGTGGCAGTCCGGCGGTATGCCTGGTGAGGCGTTTTTCGGCGGTGAGTTGTTTGTAAAAATCTCCGGTCAAATATCTTTTCTCGCTTGTAAATGTTGGCAGTTGCGCCGGGAAATGCGTATATCCCGGTCCCACGTCCTGGATTTTCAACGATGAATAAATAGACTCCTTGGCCTGATCTACCCCGACCTGAAACAAATATACGTTCCCGCGTTTGTTTTTTGTGGCTTTCCCCACGATTTGCCTGCCCTGGCCAGACCTCCCCTGTATCGGAAACACCCGGCGGTGCATGCGTGCCCGACAAAATGCGTACACCTCATCTGTATAGTGCCCCATCGCATCGATGCAGGTCGCCGCGGTATATATTATGCTGCCATTCTCATGAGCCCACGCCCGCAATAAATGTAAATCGACTAAACACCAAATGGTCGGCTGAGATAGATCCCCCCGGAAAACGCTATGATCTATCAACCATCGCTCTCCGCGTATACCCCAACCCCATGTCGAGACCTCAATACGATCATCCTGTACGTCTCCACCGGTGGTTAAAACCAAAACACCGTTTGGCACATCCGAAGGGTACCGCTCTTCGCGTTTTTTAATCAAATCGCAATCGATTGTTGTAACAGACTCGTCCCAGGTTTCTGCCAGGACAGTATTAACCCAAACCTTTCGCTCTTCTGCGTTACCAATCGCTTTTAAATGATCGGTTACCGCATCTTCCCACGAGTACCAACCCAACGGAGAATAAAGGGCCGATATGTGGAATCCGGCAATTTTTGAAACCGGATTATGTTTTATCCATTTTCCTTCCACCAGCATCCTTGTTTTATTGTTTTCAGATATTTTCCAATTACATTTCTCACATTCCAGATAAACGGTTGCCGGATCACGATCGACATATTTGATATTTTCCCAGTGTATTATTTGATATTCTTCGCATTTCGGGCAAGGAACGTAATAATATCTCTGGTCCGAAGACAAAAACTTCCTTTCGATGTTGGAATAATCGGCGATGGTGGGAGAGGAACCATAAGCGATTTTTCTGCGAGGAAAATTAGTAGTTCTTTTTACCGCAAGATTCACCGGATCACCCTCGCCATCTACATCAGCCGGGTATGCATCCAACTCATCCAGTAAAAGCAACCGAATCGACATCGACCGAAGCCCCGCTGCAGAGTTCGCTCCTCCCATCATGAGCGCGCCACCAACAAAATCTTTTTGCAGGATCGTATTGCCTCCCGCCCGGGATTTGTTGCTGACAATTTTATTTTTTAATTCTTTGCATACATCAATCGATGGTTGTAGCCGCAAACGAGATACCCTTTTAATCACATCAATTGTGGGTTCAACAAACAATATGGGACATGGATCATGGCTCATGTAATATAAAACAGTATTTATTAAACATTCGGTATACCCTATCTGCGATCCTTTCATGACGACCACTTCCTCGGTATGGGAGAAGGGACTCAACTCATCCATAATTTCTCTCAGGTATGGTGTGCGCGATGTTCGCCATTGTCCGGGTTCGCTTGCGCCCTGCGGAGGAATTATTCTATTCTGGTCTGCCCATTCAGATATTGTCAGATCGGGCGGAGGCTGCAATCCGTTTAATAATGCCGTTATGCATTGGCGTATTTTTTCGTCAGTGGGATGGGGTTTCATTTAATACTCTCAACGCAACCTTCAATTCATAGTTTATTATATCCTCGATCTCTTTGGCGTTTGCCATGGGCGCTACAATCGACGCTATTCTCGGTCCTATAGTCATGAGGTTTTGTTGTATGTTTTTCCCAACCATAAACCAGGCCTGTGAAACAGCATCAACATCGATCGATTTTCCCGATTTTTTATCAAATTCCAACAATGCGAGCTTGGCTTGTATATCCTCTCTCACGCCACGGGCTTTTAAATACGTGTCGTCACCGTTAAAAATTCGGGTATTTGCGCTGGTACCGTGCTTGTTTGTTTTTGTTTTATCGGTTGTTTTTGTTTCTGGTACCAATTCGGACTTCGTAGATTTTGATTTTCCCATCTCCGCACGGGTGAGGGTCCGCCGACGCCCGGGGTCTGTATTGTTTTTCCAATCCCTGTCGCTTTTTACCGAATCGA